GATGGCAACATGTACCCGGCAAAGTATCTGTTTACGGTTGATTATGCGGAGAATGAGATCGCTGATGATCCTGCGCAGCACAAACAATCGCATGTGATGGAGTTACTTGATGCTGGCGAGTGGACTGGGAATATAGTAGCTTTGCCCAACAACAGGGTGCGAGTGACGCATCCTGCGTGGTTTGAGACTGGCAGCGGGGCACCTGACTTCAAGCCTTCTCAGCACATTCACTACAGCAAGTCGGACTTGGATTACACGCTTGATGTGAATCGTATCTTCGATAACCTGTATGCAGATAGTGGCCACGATACTGAGGACGAGTAAACTCAACAGCATGAGATAAACTCAAGAAGGGCATGCCATGGCCATAGAGCGCGGTGTAGATGACGTTGATATCGATGAGCTAGGGATCGAGGACAACACCAAAGAGATCGAAGTCGGAGCAGAGTCTCCTGAAGATCTGATGTTTGATGGCATGGACGATGAAGATGCCGCCATCATGGAAGACGGCACGATGGTGTTTGGCGCACAAGACCTGATGGTAGATGCGCCGATACCTTTCAACGCCAACCTAGCTGAGATCATTGACGATGCCGATCTAGGCAAAATCTATTCTAATCTGATGGCCGACATCGAGGACGATAAGTCTTCGCGCAAAGAGTGGGTTGATCAGTACACCGAAGGACTGAAGTTCTTAGGCATGAAGTTTGAAGATCGCACTGAGCCGTTTGAGGGCGCCTCTGGTGTGATTCACCCGCTACTTGCCGAGTCTGTCACACAGTTTCAAGCTCAAGCGTATAGTGAGCTTTTGCCATCTGGCGGTCCTGTCAAAACGCTTGTTGTTGGTTTTGCTACGCCGCAAACAGATTTACAGGCGGCTCGTGTACAAGAGTACATGAACTACATGCTGACTCAGGAGATGAAGGAATACGATCCTGAGACTGACCAGCTGCTGTTTTATTTGCCCTTGTCTGGCAGCGCGTTTCGCAAGGTTCACTTTGACCAGTCATTAGGTCGCCCTGTCTCTCGTTTCATTCCGTCTGAGAAACTGATTGTGCCATACGGCACCACCAGTCTTGATGATGCAGTGCGTATCACGCATGTGATTGACATGTCGATGAACGAAGTTCGCAAGCTGCAGCAGACTGGGTTCTACCGCAAGACTAAGATCTCTGGTGAGTCTGATGACACGTCTTACTCATCGACTGACGTTGAGCAAGAGATCGATGAACTGCAGGGCGTGAAACCATCTGGTAGCTCTAGCGATTACGAAGCAGAACTCATGGAGGTCCATGTAGAACTGGACATTCCTGGGTTTGAAGACAAGGATGCGCAAGGTGAAGAGACAGGTATCAAGCTACCGTACATCGTCACGTTATTACCAAGGCAAAACACCATTCTTTCGATTCGCAGGAACTATGTCGAAACGGACGTTATGCGCCGTCGCATTGACTACTTTGTGCATTACAAGTTTCTGCCAGGTGTTGGTTTTTATGGTTTTGGTCTGACCCACATGATTGGTGGATTGTCTCAGGCGTCCACCTCTATCCTGCGCCAGCTGATCGACGCTGGCACACTGGCAAACCTGCCTGCAGGATTCAAAGCGCGTGGTATCCGCATTCGTGATAGCGATGTGCCATTGCAGCCCGGTGAGTTCAGAGACATGGACGCGCCCGGCGGATCACTACGCGATGCGCTGATGCCACTACCTTTCCAAGAACCTAGCGGCACTCTGCTGCAGTTGCTTGGCATGTTGGTTGATGCAGGCCGTCGCTTTGCTTCTGTTGGTGATATGCAGGTTGGTGATGGTAACCAGCAGGCGCCTGTCGGGACTACAGTTGCGTTACTTGAGCGCGGCACCAAGGTGATGAGTGCGATACACAAGCGCATGCACTACAGCCAAAAGGTTGAGTTCAATATTCTTGCGCGAGTGATCAAAGAGTCACCGATCAAAGCGTATCCCTACATGATCGCGAATGGTCAGCCACAGTTGATGGCACAGGACTTTGATGATCGTATCGATATCATTCCTGTATCTGACCCTAACATCTTCTCTATGAGCCAGCGTGTCATGCTTGCTCAAGAGATGATGCAGATGGTTCAGTCAAACCCGCAGATCCATGGGCCTATGGGTATATACGAATCGTATCGACGTATGTATGAGGCTATGGGTGTGCAACAGATAGAGCAGTTGCTGCCACCACCTCCGCAGCCACAGCCCGTATCTCCTAGCATAGAGAACTCGATGTTCTTGCAGATGCAGCCTGCGCAAGCGTTTGCAGAGCAGAATCACGAAGCGCACATGGATGCACACATTGCGTTGTTCAAAACACCGCTTGTGTCTTCTGCCCCTCCAGGCCAACAACAAGTGATGGCCATGATTCAATCGCACATCTATCAGCACATTGACTTCAAGGCTCGCGAGATGGCGCAACAAGACCCTGAGATCCTGCAGATGCAACAGCAGATGCAAGAGACTCAGCAGCAGATGCAACAACAAGCTCAGATTGATCCGATGATGGCTCAACAAGCACAGATGCAGTTACAGCAAATGCAGCAGCAGATGCAGTTGATCATGGAAGACAAGGTTGCTGAGATCACCATGCAGTTAACAGAGCAGTTGATTCCAGAGCTTGTTCCACAACAACAAGATGATCCACTCGTTGAACTGCGTGACCGTGAGCTTGATATCAAAGAGGCGGATCTGCAGCGTAAAGCCAGTGAAGCTAATCGACGCATTGATTTGGAAAGTGAGCGTATTGATAACACTGCAGACATGGCTGATGAGCGCATGGAGTTGCAGAAAGAGATCGCTGACATGAAGGACGATGTGGCCCGTGAACGAATAGGCTTGCAGCGTTCTGCACAAATGGCTAAAACTGCAGAGAACATTGCCAAAGATTTTTTCAGGCAGTAAATCAAAAGAGGGATTTACAATGAGTTCAGTAAGACAGAAGATGGCCGCAGTTCAAAAGGCCGTCAACAAAGCAGAGGAAAGGCTGAGACTTGGTGAAGAACCAACGCCTGCACCTGTTGAACAAAAGGTTGAGGAAGTTGCGAAACCAGCACCAGAGAAGAAGGCAGCACCTAAAAAGAAGGCTGCTCCAAAGGCTAAAGCTAAATCAGCACCAAAAGGTAAGAAGTAATGATCAAGCGTCAAACGAGTTTTCCCCAGCCTAAAGTCACTGATAGCAGCGTTTCTATCAAAGACCAAGGCACTGTGAACTATGCAAAAAGCGATTCTGTAGCTACGCCTACTTCGTCTGCTCCCTATGGTGCAGGTGAGATGCGTGGTGGTGGCGCGGCTATTCGCGGTAAAAAGTTCAGCGGAATATTCTAATGAGCTTGATGCCAATTCTTGGGCAGCTACGCAACAGAAGGGGTAATTTTAATCTGGGTGATCCCTTTTCTGCTCTGACTCCTAACGAGATTCGCAGGCGTATGGAGTACGAAAGAAACAACCCTGATGAGTTTCGGCAAACGATTATGCCTGTGCCTATGCTGCGAAACCACATGGCTCGCGCTGATGTTACTCCGTCGCCATCTGCGCCCACAAAATTTGGTCAGCTTCAAGGTGGCTCTGGGCCTAGACCGCCATCTTTGGAAGAAGTGCTTGCAGAGCGCGGCTTCCAGATGCCAGAGAGGCCTAGAGTTTCATCGCAAGATGTGGCTTTTTTGGGAACAGACCCTGTAACGGGCAGAATGCGCCAAGGCGGGAGTACGGATAGAGGCTATTATAAAAAACTGGACGAAATGTACGCTCAAAACCCAGAGGCTCTGGAGATAGCGAAACAGTACACCGCCGATCCCTCGCAATTTGGTGGTGAAAAACCAACTGATCGTAGAGCTGCTTTAGGCGTACAACTTAATCAATCACTTCAACAAGAAATGCCCCTGCGTCAACCTCAACCATTTCAACCTCAACCGTTTCAACCTCAACCTGCGCCACCTCAGTTTGGTCAAGTTGAGGAGCAACCACAGTTCAACCAACAAGGCATGCAGCAGATGATGCAGATGATGCAACAGATGATGCAGATGTTCTCTATGATGAGTGGTCAAGGTGGTTTTGGTGGCGGATTCAATCAGCGCCCACCCATGTTTGGCGGTGGCTTTGGTGGCGGAATGGGCGGTGGCTTTGGCCGTGGCTATGAGAGCATGGGCAGTCCTTTTGGGCAGATGATGAGACCTAGGCCAAGACCTATGTTCGATTATTTCTCACAAAGTCCTTTTAGTAGGTATTAATCATGGGCGGAAGATCAAGTAGCGTAGGCAATAGAACCAGAAAAACTCCTGTGGGTAGGCGGTCTACCCGACGCCGTGCTCGTCCTGCGCCTAAATCTGTTCGTAAAACTACACCTCGCTCTTCTTCTCGCGGCCCATCCCCAGAAGAAATACAAGAAATAATTAAACGCGCAAGAGGCGCGCAAAAGAAACCAACAACTCGCAGAAAGCCGGTAGCGCGTAAGAAGCTTGTGCCGCCCAAAATTACACGGCCAAAACTCCCGACTCTTCGTAAGCCTGCGGTTCAGCCTGTGCGCAAGAAGCCAACGCCTAAGCCTGCTGCTCGCAAGCGGCCAACTGCGCCTAAGATTCCTGAGAGCGTTCAAAAAAGAATTGAAGAGATGATGGCTTCAGGCCGAATGAAAGCGCCTACGACTCCGCGCAAGACCACGCCTCGCAAGACTGTCGCAAAGAAATCCGCACCCAAGTCTGTTATTAAGTCTGCCATATCCAGAGGAGGCAAAACTGGTGACAAGATTATTGCTGGTTTAGCATCGTCAAAGCGTGGCAAAACAGTAAAAGGTAATCCATTTCTTATGGGCAAAAGCAAAGATTCTGATGTGAGCCCCAGTGTCTTTGCAATCGGAGGCGGATATGATGGAAGCGGCATAAACCCAGGCATGGGTGTATATCGTCCAGATGGAACAGAATACAGGCTTTCAGATCCTGACTTTAACTATAAATCCATGGTGAAAGGCGAGTATTTAAAGGAAAGACCGACTATTGGGGTACCCTATTCTGATAAATTACCCTCTGGTCAACCTATAGTATATGGTGATTTAACGGATGGAATGTCCCCAAGCATCAGAGCTAATCTTCCGTCTGCTATAGATCCAGGGAAGCCGGAACTTAGTCTTGATTCAACTGCACCTACACCCCCAGTTGTTAGACCAACAGATGGCGTTCAATCTGGGTCTTTTGAATCAAGATATGTTAATTGGTTAGCTTCAAAGCCTTCAGGCCCACCAAGAAGACCTAAAGGCATGGGTGCGGCAAGCAAAAAGTATCAAGCAAAAGTAAAGAAATATAAAACCGATATGGCCAAGTGGGAGGCCGGTAAGCCCGTGCAGCCTCAAAGTTTTGGGCAACAACAACAAATACCTCCAACTACAACGCCTACTCCTGCGCCTGCACCACCGCCAACTAGGGGGCCGATTCTGACTAATGAGCCCAATCCTGATCTGCCTCCTAGATTTAAAGACAGGTTTGTTAGGCCAATGTCTCCACTGGGCACGCCAGATATGTTGATAGCCAGCAACATCGTTGGTCAGTCATTTGATCCTAGCGCAGCTATGCCTCCCATGCCTCCACAACCACCGGGCAGTGTGTTTGGTGGATATGGGCAGCAGGCACCGATGCAGGCTACCGCTCCTTTTGCAGGCATGGCACAAGCTAATCCAATGCCTATAGATTTCTTCCCAGGCGCTGTTCCAAACAGACCAACCCCTAGGCCAGACGCAGAGCCGGTGATGTAGCATGGATTCAATCGCTCTGGCTTCTTATATCTATAAGAAGCTTGATCAATATGAGGAAGCTCATGTTGATTACATCACCTCTGGCAATATCAAAGACATGGAGGACTACAAGTTCGCGATGGGTGAATTGTCGATGCTTCGCACCCTGCGCGACGAATTAAAAGAAGCGTTGCATATTGAAGGAGATCCCCTCGATGAGTGATCTATCACTAGATTCCATCGCAAAACCGTCCGTTACGGATGCATATGTGAGTGAGCAAGACCGGGTTTTAGATCCGTCTGTGCTAGATAAAACGTTAGTTGAAAGAATGCCTGACCCCTCTGGATGGAGACTTCTTGTTCTCCCATACAAAGGCAAAGGCGTAACAGATGGCGGCATACAACTGCTTGAGTCCACGGTGAACAAGGAGAACCTTGCCACATCTGTTTGTTATGTTCTGAAAGTTGGCCCTTTGGCCTACCTTGATCACGATAAGTTTGGCGGCGAAGCATGGTGCAAAGAGGGCGATTGGGTTCTCATTGGCCGTTATGCCGGCGCTAGATTCTCTCTAGAGGATGATCACGAAGTTAGGATCATCAACGATGATGAGGTTATCGGAACAATTCTTAATCCAGACGATATTAAATCAGCATAGGTGAGATCACATGGCCGAAGAAACATTGAGTGAAGCCTTATCAAAGCTTGACGATGACAATATAAATAGCGCGGCTTTGCCTGAAGGCAAGCGCGTTGAAGAAGAGGTTCAGGAAGAATCTACGTTTATCGATTTTTCTGATGAAGAAATCGATGAGATATCCCCTGTCACAGAGGATTCTGTGCAAGAAGACTTTGATGCACCTGAAGTTCAAGGTGAAGAAGAGCTATCTGAAGCAGAAGTCAGAGCTCGCACCGCTCAGAATCGTATCAATCAGGCGGTTAAGCAGGCAAAAGACTATCAGCGCAGAGAGTTGCAGGCACTTCAGTATGCAAAAGATCTGCAAGAACAAAACGAACAACTTGCCTCTCAACTTCAACAAACTCAAACGTCTACTGCAGAGCAGAATCTCAAGATGCAGGAAACGTACAGCGATGAGTTTGCTACTCGCGTAGAAACTCAAGCTGAAGCTGCAAAGAGGCATCTGAAGACAGCGTATGAGTCTGGCGACCCAGAAGCTATGGCAGAGGCTCAGCAGTTGCTTGCAAAGGCAGAAGCTGATCGTAATGCATTGGCTCAGTATCAACGCGACCTTGAGCAGTACAAGATTGACTACGCTGCTTGGCTTGAACAACAAGAGTCTGACCAAGATGTTGATGAAAGCTTTAGCGAACTGCAAAGAAATCAAAGATTAGCTCATCCATCTTATGGTGGTGGACAGAGCGAAGCCGAATATCAAGAGCCATCGCCAAAAGCTCAAGAGTGGGCCAACAACAACGAATGGTTTGGTAGAGATTCGATTATGACTAATGTGGCCTTTGCCATACATAACGATCTGATACAGAGCGGTATTGACTTAGAATCTGATGAATACTACGCTCAAATTGATGCTCGTATGAGGCAAGAACTGCCGCATAAATTTAGTAAGCAAACTAACGCGAGAGACAACCAACAAAACGTCCAAACCGTTGTCTCTGGATCGCGCACGACTGGAAGTGGACGCAATCAAAACTCTCGTAGATCAGTTGAACTAACGCCAACGGAACAGCAATTAGCTAGGAAACTTGGAGTGCCGTTCAAAGAATACGCAAAACAGAAGATGAGGTTACAGAGCTCATGAGCGAAGAAACGACAACACCTGGTTCTAACAGAACGCCAAGGGGCGCTTCTTCACGGTCTACCAAGGCTGCAAGAAAACCATGGACTCCACCTCAAGTATTGGAAACTCCAGAGCCTCCTGAAGGTATGCACTATCGTTGGATTAGAACGCATATACGAGGCGAGTCAGACAAGACGAATGTACACATGAGACTGCGTGAGGGGTACGAACCTGTACACCCAAGCGAAGTTTCAGGCTATGACCTGCCGGTTATCGATGAAGGTAATCATGCAGGCACAGTCGGTGTAGGCGGATTGATGCTCGCTAAGATACCTACGGAGACAGTGGAAGAGCGAAATGCTTACTTCGCAAAACAGACCGATCAACAAATGAATGCTGTGGATAACGATCTGATGCGCGAAGAACACCCTGCGATGCCAATCTCGAAAGAGAGAAAGACGCAGGTATCTTTTGGGCGAGGCAACAAATCAACGTAGCCTCATTTTGATTGTGTTTAACTAGGAGATTCAAAAATGGCTAATCAAGATGCCGCTTTTGGAATGCGTCCAGTTCGTATGATAGGGGGCGGTCCCTACACGGGCGGACAAAGCCGATATCGAATCGCCGCTAACTATGGCACTGCTATATTCCAAGGGGATATGGTAATGCAGGTTACTGGTGGTACGGTAGAGGTTCACGCTGACGGAGGCACTGTGCCTATCGTTGGTGTGTTCAACGGTTGCTCTTTTACTGACCCAACAACGGGTGAGCAGAAGTTCAGCAACTTCTACCCTGCAAGCACTAATGCTTCGGACATCATCGCTTTTATTATCGATGATCCGAATGTTGTGTATGAAATCCAGGCTGACGATACGTTCCCAGTTGCTGACTTGTTCGGTAACTTCGATATCGTGTACACCAGTTCTGGCAGCACCGTTACAGGTATCTCTGGCGCTGAGCTAGATGTAACCACGGGTGCAACCACAGCTGGCTTGCCAATTAAGGCGATTGATATTTCTGCTGATCCAGAAAACTCAGATGTCGCCACGGCGAATACCAACGTACTTGTTGTTATTCAGAACTCAATCTACGGCCAAAAAGGCGCCGGTTTAGCATAGGAGGCTAACTAATGGCTATTTCAAGAGCACAATTAGCCAAAGAGCTAGAGCCTGGCCTCAACGCTTTATTTGGCATGGAATACGCTCGTTATGAAAACGAGCACGCCGAGATCTTTGAAACTGAAGCTTCAGACCGAGCGTTTGAAGAAGAGGTGCTGATCGTAGGCTTTGGTAACGCTCGTGATAAATCTGAGGGGCAAGGCGTTGCATACGACCAAGCTTCTGAAGGTTTTACTGCGCGTTACACGCACGAGACGGTTGCTTTGGCGTTCGCGCTAACCGAGGAAAGTGTAGAAGATAATTTGTATGACCGCCTTGGTGCGCGCTATACGAAGGCTCTTGCACGAAGCATGGCACACACCAAGCAGGTGAAAGCTGCAAACGTGTTGAACAATGCGTTCTCTAGCTCTTTCACTGGCGGTGATGGCAAGTCACTTGTGGCTACCGATCACCCACTGGCCGGTGGTGGCACCTTCTCAAATCGTCCTTCTTCGTTCTCAGATCTGAACGAAACGTCGCTGGAAAATGCGCTGATCAGCATTTCTACTTTTGTGGATGATCGAAACATGATCTTGGCTCTGCAAGGAACCAAGCTGATTGTTCCGCCTCAACTGCAATTCGTAGCTGATCGTCTGCTAGAAACACCAGGGCGCGTCGAGACTGCGGACAACGACATCAACGCAATTAGGAATATGGGTCTGCTGCCTCAAGGCTATGCAGTCAACCATTTCTTGACTGACACCGATGCGTTCTTCGTATTGACTGACGTTCCAGATGGCTTCAAGCACTTTGAGCGCAGCCCGATTGCGACTTCTATGGAAGGTGACTTCAACACTGGTAACGTGCGTTATAAAGCCCGCGAGCGATACAGCTTTGGCTTTAGCAATCCACGCGCAGTGTTCGCTTCACAAGGCGCATAATTGTTCCACATGGAACAGTAAGAAAGGGGCACTTGTTGCCCCTTTTCTTTTTCTGCTGTATAAGTATTCCATCCCTGACAGGCGCATACCGTGCCTGACACTAGCCAAGACAGGAGATACCCATGGCTAATACGACATTCAACGGCCCAGTCCGATCAGAGAATGGATTTAAGTCCATCAGCAAAGACGCAACTAGCGGTGCGATTACCGAGATCACAACTTACGGTGGCGCTCCAGTTAGCCTCTCAGACGGCAACGTAACTCTAACTAACGCAACTCACAGTGGAAGGATTCTTCTTGTTCCAGACGGTGGCCAAGATAATACTTATACGCTTCCTGCTCCTGTTGCTGGATCTATTTTCAAGTTTGTATACGCTGGTGGCGCTGCTGATGCTACGGACGCGCTTATTGTTACTCCCGGCAACACTAATTTTTATATTGGTGGTGTTACTTTCTTAGATACGGACGGTAACGAGGTTAGCTCAGTATTCTCTGATGGAAACTCCAACAGCAGCATACAGCTGAACGTGCCTGCTGGTTTTGAAGTGACTATTGTCGGCTTGAATACAACCAACTATCAGATCTTTGGAAATGTAACGAGCACTACTGCGCCTGCTTTTGCTGACCAGTAATAGGAGAGCGAGATGGCTGATACAGTCACAT